TTGGGTCGTTTGGCTCAAGGTGGCGCTGGTGCTCGTTACGCTGGTGCTTTCATCGGTTCTAACGGTACTACCGCTTATGACTACACCACTGACAACCAAGCTGCTTTGACTGACGCTGCAATTCGTCGTTCTATCCAGCGTTTGGATGACTCTGATGTGCCTATGGATGGTCGTTTCTTCCTCGTTCCTCCATCGACTCGTAACACCTTGATGGGTTTGGCTCGTTTCACTGAGCAAGCTTTCGTGGGTGAACAAGGTGGTTCTAACACCATCCGTAACGGTGAAATCGGTGATGTGTACGGCGTTAAAGTGTACGTGTCTACCAACGCTGATACACCTAACGATGCCAACGATGGCTCAGGTACAGCTCAGCCAGCTCGTATCGCTCTGATGGCTCACAAGGACGCATTCGTGTTGGTCGAACAAGTCGGCATCCGTTCACAGACTCAGTACAAGCAAGAATACCTCGGTACTCTGTTTACTGCTGACACTCTGTACGGTGTTGCTGAGTTGCGTGACTATTCTAGCGTTGCCTTGGCAGTTCCAGCCTAATTGAACTAAACTGATCCCCTCTTCGGAGGGGGTCTTTTTACGTTTAACTTATTAATTAGGAGTAAATAAAATGCCCGCTGCTACCGCTGTTGTTACCCGTCAAGGTAACGATCAATTCCGTGGTCTGTTCTCAGATACATGGTCTGTTACTTGTACCTTAGATGCTGGTTCGCTAGTTGACGGTGCTGGTGAAACAGAAACTATCGCTGTCCCCGGTGTTGTCCTTGGTGACATCGTTCTGGGATTCTCATTTGGTGTTGACAAAGCTGCTGTGGTTTGCCACGCCTATGTCAGTGCTGCTAACGTAGTTACCTTGCGCTTGCAAAACGAGTCTGGTTCTACTGTGGACTTGGCTTCTACCACTGTTAAAGTGATTATTGGTCGTCCAGTCTAATAGACAAACTGAAGGGGATCCTCACAAGGGATCTCTTTTGGTTTATCTAGTAGATCGGTTATACACACTATGCAAGCTACCTTTAAATGTCTCGTGAGCGGTAACACAGTTACCTTTATTCACCAAGTTGATATTGACTCCATGAAGGGTCACCCTGACTACGAGCGAGTAGAAGATACCCCTGTTGTCGTTGAGGACGCCCCTGAAGTTAAGAAGGTAGGACGCCCAAAGAAGATAGAAGCTGAGGTGCATTGATGGATGATGTATCAGCTCGTGAGTTTGGTCGTCTAGAAGCTCAGGTGGAAGCTCTTCAATCTGATGTGCATACTCTACGTGATGACGTCAAGAGCCTTCTAGAGCTTGCTAACAAGTCTAAAGGTGGTTTCTGGATGGGTATGACCATTGCCTCCTTTGTAGGCGGTGCTATTACATTCTTTATGGATAGGTTCTTCAAATGAATACCTTGTACGCTGGTAAATACGTATCTCTTCTCTTCTTGGCTCGTGACTTAGCTCACCGTGTCCATTTGAAGACTCGTTCTTTCTCTGAGCACTCAGCAACTGCTGAATTCTATGAGAATATCATTCCCTTGGCTGACTCTTTCGCTCAGAAGTTCCAAGGCTGCTACGGGACACTGATTGACATTCCTTTGATGGCTAACGAGTACAAAGGTACTTTGTTGTCTGTCTTAGAGAAGCACACGGAGTGGATCGAAGCTAATCGTGAGAAGATCTGCCCACGTGAGAATACAGCTTTGCACAACATTATCGACGAAGCTGTCGGTGTCTACGACCAAGCTAAGTACCACCTCAACTTCCTCAAATAAGGACTACACACTATGGCATTGACTACTCTTTTAAACGCTGTGACAGCTACTGGCGCTTCGCTCTCAACTGGTACAGATAGCAATAAACCAGCTTTTCTTCAAGTCTCAGGTATTACCTCAGCAACTGTTGCAGCTCAAGGCAGCGTAGACAATACAACTTGGGCAACGATTGGCACTGCATTGACTGCTGATGGCCTTATCACAATTACCAATCCTCCTCCTTTTATCCGTGCTAACGTGACTGTTTACGTTACAGGTACTATTACTGTGAAAGCGAGTACTTAATTATGGCTACTATGAAACCTAAAACTAAGACAGCTAAGCAAGCTAAAGTTGGTAAAGTAATGAAGGAATACAAGGCTGGTGAACTCCACTCTGGTTCCAAGACTGGCCCTGCTGTGACTAACCGTAAACAAGCTGTAGCTATCGCTATGTCCGAAGCTGGCATGACTAAGAAAAAGAAGCCGACTAAGAAAGGCTACTAAGCATGGCGTTGCCTACTTTCCTTTCGCTTGTGAATGACGTTCTTATACGTCTTCGTGAGCCTACTGTTACCTCGGTTAACGAGAATACAATGAGTGCTCTCGTAGGTAAGTTCGTGAATGACGCTAAGCGTGAAGCTGCTGACTCCTACGATTGGGATGCCTTTACTACTTCTGTGTCAGTATCGACTATTGCTAACCAGTACGATAACTACAGCATCACAGGCGCTGGTGTACGTTTTAAAGTCTTAGATGTGATTAACACAACTAGACAGTACACGCTTTCTCCAATGGATCATGCTACTCTGGATGTCCAGTATTACAGTACTGCAAACCCTCAGAAAACAACTCCATTTAACTACATCTTTGGTGGTGTAGATACTAGCGGTGATGCTCAAGTTAAGTTCTGGCCTATCCCTGATGCAGTCTACAACATTCGTTTTGGTGTCGTAATTCCTGAAGATGATATGGTCAACGATGGTGACACAACTAAGCTAGTCAAAGAGCCTATAGTGTTAGGGGCTTTTGCTAGAGCTTTGGTCGAACGTGGTGAAGACGGTGGCTTGAGTAGTTCAGAGGCCTACGCCCTAGCTAAGAAATCTTTAGGCGATGCTATCGCTCTTGAGCTTGCTAGATCCCCTGAAAACGATGCTTGGTATCCAACGTAATGGCTCAACAAATCCAAGCCTACTCTGTTAATGCTCCCGGCTTCTATGGGTTAAATACTCAGGATAGTAGTCTTGACTTAGCTTCGGGTTTTGCTTTAACAGCTACTAACTGCGTTATTGACCAGTTTGGTCGTATCGGTGCTCGTAAGGGCTGGCAACCAGTGAACAGTTCCTCAGGTTCTTTGAGCACCTCTGACGTCAAAGCTATCGGTGAACTGATTACAGTAGACGGCACTAGCTACACTATCTGTGCAGGTAACAATAAGTTGTTTAAGTTGGTAGGCTCTACGCTCACTGAACTGACTTACGGTGGTGGCGGTACAGCTCCTACAATCACAGCTAGTAACTGGCAGATGGCTTCCCTCGGTGGAGGCCTTTATCTGTTCCAAGAAGGCTATGATCCTTTAGAGTTCAACCCTACAACATCCACAACACAGTATCGCCGTATCTCTGAGATAGCTGGTTATGCTGGTACTGTGCAGCTTGCTAACGCTGTTATCTCCGCTTATGGTCGTCTTTGGAACGTAGGGACTGCTAGCGATAAAGTCACTATTCAGTGGTGTAACACCAAGCAGCCTAATAAATGGAACACAGGTACAGCAGGTACTCTAGATACTACGACTGTATGGCCTAGAGGCGGGGATAGCGTAGTGGGCTTAGGTGCTCATAACGGCTTCTTGTTTATCTTTGGTAAAAACAGCATCCTGATTTACGCTGGTGCTACTGACCCCTCAGGCACTGGTTTTGTCCTTCAAGACGTTATCACAGGTATTGGCTGTATCGCTAGGGACAGTATCGCTAACACTGACTCAGACATCATCTTCTTGTCTCAAACCGGTGTCCGTAGCCTACAGCGTACCATCCAAGAGAAGTCAGCTCCCCTGCGTGAACTGAGCAAGAATGTCCGTAATGACTTACTGGCTTACTTAACTGCTGAGACATTAGCTGACATCAAAGCTGTTCATTCTCCACTTGATGCTTTTTACTTACTGTCTTTGCCTTACGCTAAGCAGGTATATTGTTTTGACACTAAAGCTCAGTTGCAAGATGGTGCAGCAAGGGTAACAGTATGGGACTCTATTGAGCCTAGCAGTTTCTGTGCTAAACAAGATGGCACTCTATTGTTAGGTAAGGCGGGTTATGTCGGATCTTACACTGGTTACTTAGACAATGCTTCTACTTACCAGATGCAGTATCACACTAACCATACTGACTTCGGTGCTCCTTCTGTTACCTCAATCTTAAAGTCTATCTTGGTAACTGTTATCGGTGGTAACGGTCAAGCGCTCACAATGAAGTGGGCTTACGACTTTACAGGTAACTTCTACACTCAAAACGTAACTATTCCCACTAATACTATTGCTTACTACGGTGAGAGCGAATATAATTACGGATTCGATTACTCTAGTGGTCAGGCTCTTTCAGTCTTGAAAGCTTATCCTACAGGAGCAGGTAAGGTAGTACAGACAGGCTTTGAAGCTTACATTAACGGTTCACCTTTGAGCATTCAAAAGGTAGAGATTCTAGCTAAGAACGGAAAGATTTTATCATCATGAGTAATTACACAAAAAGCGTTAACTTCGCAGCTAAAGATAGCTTATCACACGGTAACTCAGCCAAGATTGTACGTGGTACTGAGATCAACACTGAGTTTGACAATATTGCCACAGCTATCGCATCTAAGGCTGATGGTGACTTCACTAACTTCGGTTTCGTAGAGACTGCTGGTGTCTTGTACATTCAGTCTAGCGGCACTAGCGTAGCTAAGATTGATGGCTCAGGTAATCTGACTGTCATTGGTAATGTGATCTCTAACGGCACAATGTAAGACCGTATATGGCAGAAACTTACGCAGCCACTGATGACTTTGTAAATAACTTATTAAAGAAGTCAGATTACGGTGTCACAGCTGAACAGTTAAAGGCTATTCCCGGTCTTTTTGACAAGGTTGCTTTGGCATCTTTGGGTACTCCGCAAGACGTTAAAGCTGTCATTACCAACGCTTTTGCAAACCCTGTTCAGTTTGTTGCTCAAGAGCTTGCTAAAAATGTCAAAGATAGCTTTTACACTAATTGGGCATCACCAACAAGCGCTGGCGCTATTAATCCCACGCTTCAGGCTCAACAAGACTATCTAAAATCAAACAATGTTTCCCCCGATGTTATCAGCAATATTGTTTCAGGTTCCACACAAGCGGGCTTAGCTGATTTAGCGCAACAACAAGCAAAGAAAGCCGCCTTTGATAGTAATTCTGGTTTAAAGGCAGATTTTGCTAACATAATGGCTAATCCTGTTTTTGGAACAGCACTCAATATTGGCGCTTCTTACTTCGGCGGGCCTTTAGGCACTGCTGCTTTAGGTTTAGCACAAGGTAAAAGCCCTGAAGATATTGCTAAGGGCGCTGCTTTGTCGTACGCTGGTGGACAAGTCGCTAGCGGAGTAGGTGGGGCTACAGGAAGTCAAGTAGCTGGTCAACTAGCCGGTGGTACAGCCTCAGGTCTTCTCTCAGGACAGGACTTAAGTACTGCCTTAACTAACTCAGCTATCAACACTGGTGCTAATGCCGCTGCTGGTGGCTTGATGAATGCCGTTAAAGCACCTGCCGCTGATCCTTACGCTGTTGGTGGTGTCTATGGCCCTGACAACAGTGACGTAGGTGGAGGCTTTAATCCTAGCGGTATCAATATCCCTCAGGGTGAAGGCGCTACCTTAGGCTCTATTGGCGCAGCAGCTGAGACTCCAAGCTCAAACCCAAACTTAGTAGGCTCAGCAGCCACAGGATTACTCAGCAACTATCTTAAATCGCTTTTTACAGGATCACCATCCACAGGATCACAAGGGACAGGAAATATGGCAACCACTACACAAGACAGTAACAATCTTTTAGGGAGCCTTTTTGGAAGTGCTCTTACAGGCGTTGGCGGTTTGATGCAAGGGAGCACTAATACAGCCGCTTCTCAGGCTCAAGCAGAAGCTCTTCGTCAAGCGGGTTCTCTAGCTTCGCAGCAGTCGCAGTTCCGTCCTGTAGGTACTACAACTACCTTTGGTACATCTAACTTCCAAATTGACCCTACTACAGGTCAACTCACAAGTGCTGGTTATCAGTTGTCTCCTCAGCTGCAAGCGTACCAAGATCAGATCATGGGCAGTAACCGTCAATCCTTGACAGATGCGACTAACTTGCAGAACTTAGGTCGTGGTTATCTCGCTCAATCTCCTGAGGCTGCTGCACAGCAGTACATGACTAGCCAACAAGCTCTGTTACAGCCTAGCCGTGATGTCGAGTCAGCTCGATTGGCTAACCAGCTCCAGCAGACAGGTCGCACAGGTGTCTCAGTTGCCCAAGGTGGTAACTTAGGCATGGCTAACCCTGAACAACAAGCTTTGGCTAATGCTCGTGCGATGCAAGACCTCCAGTTGGCTGCTCAGGCTCAAGCGCAAGGCAGAGCACAGACTCAGTTCGGTCAAGGCTTGCTCACAAGTGCTTACGACCCATTCAACGCTGGCTTGAAGACTGCTACAGGCGTGGAATCTCTTGGTCAACAGCCATTTACTATGTCTACTGACTTGGCTAAACTGTCTTCAGCTTCAGGGGCTAACGCAGGACGTTTGGGCTTGGCAGCTAATATGTCTGCTGCTGATGCTGCTTTGAAAGCGGGTCAATATAATCCTTACGCTACAGCCGCTGCTGGATTGGGAGGTAGTTCCTTGTTTGGTAAAGCCCTAGGAAACGCAGTAGGTAATACAGGTGTTGGTTCTGCTTTAGCTCAGTACTTAGCTAGCTTAGGCGGCTCAAACGTAGGTACAGGTTTAGATGTATCAAACATTGATTACAATAACTTAGCTAAAATTTACGCTAATGGAAACCCTTTTGATGGTGTTTTAGGCGCTAATGAAACTTGGATGGGAGAGTAAATAATATGGCTACAGATTCAATGTTTGCAGGGTTGTTTACCACTCCTGAACAATACCAACAACAACAAGATCAACTAGCAAATCAGCAAGCTTATCAAATGGCTCAACTGACTCCTGAGCAACGCGCTCAGGCAGACATCCGTGGGGGCTTTCAACGCGCAGGTAATGCTTTAGGCGGTCTCATGGGCGCTCAAGATCCTCAGATGCAACAAATAACTGCTATTAATAACGTCATGAAGCAGGTTAATTTTAACGATCCTCGTTCCATGATGGAAGCAGCAATGCAACTTCAGAATGTAGCTCCTGCTCAAGCTGCTAAGTTAGCCGCAGATGCTCGCGCAGCAAATGAACAACTAGCTAAAACGTCTTCTGAAGGAATTACAGGTAAGGCAATTATTGCGGGTAAATATACTCCCGAAAGTCTTGCTAAATTTGACAGATCGCGTAATCCTTCAGACTTAGAAGCTATTGATTTATCCGCTAAACCCTCTGCTGAGTGGTTGGCAATCGCCAAAGAAAGCGGTCTAAAAGCTGGTAAATCTTTTAATGACTATACACCTGAAGAAGTAGGTAAAGTTAACGAGTTGCTACAAAAACGTCAGGTAAGTAAAGCAGCTGCAACAGCATCGGTACAACGTATTGACCTTGGCTCCGCACTTGAAAAAGTATACTTATCTAAGGATCGTGAAGAAGCTGCTAAATCGTGGGCAGCTGCGGGAGATGCGTACAAAGCGAGTACTCAAACACTAGCTTCTTTAGATACGTTTGAACAAACTGCTAAATCAGGTTATACAGGAGCCACGGCAGATGCTAAACTAGCGTTGTCTAAGGCTATGGGCGCTTTTGGTGTGCCGATCAGTTCAAAAGCTTCTGATACTGAAATCTCTAATGCTTTGTCTTCGACTTTAGTTCAACAGATTGCTAAAGTCTTTCCCGGCAGTCAATCTAATAAAGAACTTGGTGAATTGTTAAAGAGTAAGCCCAACATCTCTCAAGAACTTCCAACTATTCTTCGTTTAATCAACAAGATGCGTATTGAGTTGAAAGCTAAGAATATTACGTATGAGCAAGGTGCTGCTTTGTCCGATACCGCACGAACATCTTTTAATCCTAACTTGGCTGAAGGTAAGAACTTTGGAAAGTTAACACGTTACGAAGCGCTAACTGAGAAATATAACAGTGGTAAAATCACCGTTGCTGAACGTGCAGAAGCTAAAAAGATTCAAGAAGAACTGAAACTTGATTAAGGATTAATATGGCTACAGGAATTAACTGGGATGAAGCGCCTTCAATGACACAAGGCCCTTCAAGAGAAGATGTTGTAAATAAGGAAAGAGAATTAAATAAAGCACGTATGTCTTTGGCAGGGGCTTTGTCTCCTTTGCCTGTAGAACAAGCTACAAACCTTCCCGGCGCTTTAGGACTGTTAGGGGGACTTGCCCCTTTTATAGCTCCTGAAGCAGCCATCTTACGACCAATCATGGCTTTAACGTCAAAAGCCCCCGCAGCAATTCGTCCATTTGTCCCATCGCTTGCTGGATCGACAGCAGGAACTGCAGTTGGAACGGTGGGAGAGCAAGCCGCCCTTGGGCAAGACATCTTAAGTTCTGAAACAGGACGTAAACTAATCTCGAATACACTTGAAAACGCTGCTTTTGATGTCGGGGGTAACCTTGTATTTTCAGCTTTAGGTAAGACATTTAAAGTTGCTAAAAGTGCTTTAAAACCTGAAGGTGGGTTATCTTCTATTCTCCCTGAAGAACAGCAAGCACGTAGAGCAGCTCAAGAGTGGTTGTCATCTAATAACGCTACTTTGACTAAAGGTCAACTTACAGGAGATGTAGGGACACAAGCTATTGAAGGAGCTTTAAAGTATTCATCAGGCGCAGAAGCATTTTCTAAACAACAAGCGGATGTACGAAAAGCTATTGAGGCTGGTTCTAAACAAGTCATGGGGACATTGGACACTTCCGATTCTTTTCAAATGGCTTTAAAACAAGGCGATCCAACACAAATGGCTGTTGGAGACCGTTTCCAAACAGCTTTAAAGACTGCTGAACAGTCAATGAAAGAGCAGTTTAAACCAGTGTATGAGCGAATTGAAAAAGAAGGTGACGGCCTATTTGTTGACCTTCGTCCAATTAAAGATCAAGCTCAACAAGAACTTGCTAAACTGGCTAAACGTAAGTTTGCAGGGTCAGGTGAAGATCGTGCAGCGGTGTTACGTCAAATAATAGAACAAGACGACTCAGTTCCTTTGTCTGTTGCTCATGGCGTACGAAGCGATTTAATGGCGGGTGCTCGTGATTTGAGAAAAGAAGGTTCGCCTACAACAGCAAAAGAAGCTGAATATAGTAAACAAGCTTCTAATATTCAAAAGAGCATGGATTCCATCATGGTTGCTACTTTTGGAAACGAAGAAGATAAAGCGCTTGCTCGTAAATTAGGTATGTATGGGGGAATTGACTCACCAGCTGGTTTGCGTTCTGGTGAAGTTCTGAATTACGCTAAAAACTTAGATCAGTTCTTGGCGACCATTGGTAAAACACCTGCTAACACAGCTAATAATACGCTTCTTAGAGATTATTTCAATGCTCAAAAAGGGTATGGAGACGCAATGAAAGGTTTTTACAGCGGAACAGTTGCTTCAGCCTTAAAAGCTGAGCCGTCTGCTGTGGGTGAGTATTTGTTTAATACTGATCGTCCTGAACGTATTCGAGAGACTTTTGGAGCTATCACACAGATGCAGAAGTATTTGCCTAAAGAGCAATCCAAAGGCTTGATTGATGAGTTACGTTATGGGTATTTAAATAAAATGCTTGCTACTCCAGACGATGTAGCTGCTTTTGGTAAAAAGTTAAACGACCCAACCTTTAAAGAACCGTTTAATTACTTGTTCAGTAATCCACAGCAACGTAAAGCAGTTGAAGAGCTAGCTAATGCTGCTAACTTTGGTACTGAAACTTTTCAAGGTAGTTCAGCTTTACGTACAAGAGGAATTACAACAGCTATTGGCGCGGCAGAGACGGCTGCTTTAGGTGCTGGAGCGTATTTTCTATTGCCTAAAGATATTACCGATAAGTTAGACGTTACAAATTCTGCGTTGTCTGCTGGTGTGTTGTATCTTGCCCCTAAGATGGTTTCTCGTGCTTTGACAAGTAAAGAAGGTATGGATGCTCTTGCTATGGTATCTAAAGCTCAAAAGAGTCCTAAGTTTGCTGGTGCTGCTTCGGCTAAGATTGCCGATATGATGAACAAATCAGGCATTATTGATAGCGAGTATTTAACTGCTTCAGATGCTTGGTTTCATGGTGGGCAAAAAGGGCAGGGGCAGCAACAATCCCCTCAAACGCCTACTACTATTAATTGGGACATGGCTCCGGGTCAATAAATGCCTCTAATCCTCCTTGCTGGTGCTCTCAAGGCTGTTGAGGCTATCCAGCAGGGATGTGAGCTGTACAAAGAATACAAAGGTGTAGTACTAAAGGCTAAAGAAACCTTCGATGAAGCTAAGGAGCACGTTGAAGAGGTAGTAGGTCTATGGCAGTTCATTAAGAACAAGATCTTCCCCTCTCCTGAGCCTCCACCTCCTGTAGTGAAGGAAGCTACAGTTACTCCTAAGGCTACACCTACTAAGAAAGCCCCTGCTGTACAACACAGTGAACAGGACATCAAGGCTGACATCATTAAGAACTTGAAGGTCTTCTTTAAGGCTCTTATAGCGATAGATAAGAAGATAGCTGAACAGCAATTAAGGATAGACACACAGTTCATTGAGCCTGATGAGCTACTAGAAGTGTCCTTAGATCTAGTGGTAGCTAAGAAGGAGATGGAGAAGGCTCAGAAGCAGTTGAGAGAGACTATGGTCTATCAAAGCCCTGCTGAGCTTGGGTCACTCTACAGTGATGTAATTGAAATGTACGGGATAGTGCAGGAGAAACAAGAAGTAACACATCTATTGACAGTTAAACGTAGGAAAGAGGAATGGCAACGCAAAAACAATCTCCTTTCCAAAGTAAGACAACGAATAGCTTGGGTAATCGTAATGGCTATAATAGTGGTGGAAATATGGGCGTTAATAATAGCAATAGTTCTAGCGAGACACTCTACATAAGCTTCCTGATATTGCTTACCCTTCTATTCTTTATTATCTTACCTTTTGAGTTGTATCTCTATATTATCGTAAAGGACGCTGTAGCGGCGTGTAAACTAAAATGAATGATATTCTCTCAGGTCTTCTAAAGAACGTAGCTCCCGGCCTAGCTACTGCTGTGATGGGGCCACTAGGCGGGGCTGCTGTGTCTGCATTGGCTTCTAAGTTCGGTGTCTCAGATAGCGTAGAAGCTGTCGCTAAAGCTATCGCAGGGGATCCTCAAGCTGCTCAGAAGCTTCAGGAACTAGAACTTGAATTCTACAAGGTGGAGCAGAATAACCTAACAGATCGCCTGAAGGCTGACATGGGTTCTGACTCTTGGTTGTCTAAGAACATCCGTCCTATGGTACTCGTATTCCTCTTAGTGGCCTACAGTGGCTTCGCTATCTGCTCCATGTTTGATCTTGAGACACGGGGCGCTTACGTTGAGCTTTTAGGTCAGTGGGGAATGCTCGTCATGTCCTTCTACTTCGGTGGCAGGACTATGGAAAAAATAGCTGATAAGGTAGGAAAGAAATGAAAGAACAAGTGATATTTGAAATTGCTAAGATGATCGCTAGGACTCTATCCTTTGTGATGATCGCCATGACTGTTACATTGTTAGGTGCTATGTTTATGCCTAACAGCGTTGTAGACAACAAGGACATCTTCCCAATCATTGCCCCTGCATTCTCCACGATTGTTGGTGGCTTCATTGGTTGGTTAGCTGCTATCAAGATGAACGGTAGCGATGAGGAGAAAACTGATGCAGCTGAGTGAACACTTTAGCCTAGAAGAGGCAACACATAGCGACACAGCTATCCGTCAAGGTATCGACAATCAACCCTCTACTGTCCAGCTTGAGAACATGAAGGTAGCTGCACAGAAGCTAGAGCAACTGAGAGCCATTACAGGCCCTCTGAACATTAACTCTTGGTTACGTCTACCAGCTGTTAACGTGGCTGTTGGAGGCTCTAAGGTTAGCTCTCACATGGATGGTTGGGCCATTGATGTCTCTAGCTCTAAGCTGACTCCTTACCAACTGTGTCAAGAAGTCAAGAAGGCTGGTATCAAGTTCGATCAGATCATCCATGAGTTTGGTCGTTGGATGCACATTAGCTTCGCTCCTGAGATGAGACAACAAGAGCTGACTATCTTCAAACCTGAAGGTAAGTACAAAGCAGGTATCCTAACGGAAGCTGAATACAAAGCTGCTTGATAATAGATACAATAAAGCCTCTAATGTTCCTTTTGAGAGCATTAGAGGCTTTTTGTTGTCCGTAATCTTTACTCAAATAAGATTGCTATATTGAAGAAACCTAAGTGAATGATAACAGCAGTACAGAATTGATACTGTCCATTCTCGCTCTCCATGATTGCCTCGTTAGTGTGGACTAGACCGAAGACTAACCCACCTGAGAAGCTACAGTCAAATATCATATCATTCCTTAGTTAGATTTCACAGATACCAGCAACACAGGCAAGCATTTGAGCGCCTTCCACGTTATCAGTCTTCTCAGTCATCATTTCCCAATCAATCTCAGACGGCATCTTAGCAAGAAGTTCAGTATACGTACTTGCGTCAATGGACTCGTAGGGAGCTTGTCGATAAGTTCCACCGTCCATCGGTAAATAAGATACGCCAGTGATCTCATCGAAGTTCTCCCATGTCCAAGCCCCTACCTTAGGCCACTCATTCTCATTGACTGAGATAGTCACTGAAGGCTTGTGCTCACACCAGTGACGTTGGAATGTCAACCACAGATCCAAGTGCTCAATAGCTGACAAGTCCTCACGTAGACGAGCACCTTCTGGTGTCTTCATCGGGAACGAGAAGATAGTTGTTGACTCAGGCTTCATGACACAAGGCTCCCAAGGGAAACCAGCATCCTTCAAGAAAGCAGTGATTGGATCCTTGGCATCAGAGCGTACACGACGAATGAAATAAGCACTATGTTGAGGATGAATGCCGCTAGCAGTACCAGTGAGTTGGCTAACAGTGCCTTCAGGCTTAACACAGGTGATTGCAGCAGACACATTGATCCCAAGTTCAGCAGCAAGATGCTTATTAGTATCCACAGCGACATTCTTTAGCTCCTCTAAACGTGCAGGTAGTTCCTTATCGTAGGCGTCATTGAGCAAGGTATTGTCTAGGATACCAGTCATGGAGACACCCAACAAACGCTCTTCCTCAGTGTTAGTCTGCCACACCTTACGCAAGTACGGGAAGTTAGTCAAGGTCGATTGGAAGGTTCCCAAGATTGTCGCAATAGCGACTTTTTCTTTAAGAGACTCCAGTGTATCCCCCGCACGAACAATAACTGAGCTGAGGTTGCAAAACTGGTAAGGGCGGAGAATGATTTCAGAACAAGGGTTAGTGCCCCACTCTTTATTGAGTACACGGCGACCATTCTTAGACGCTTGAATCTCTGAAGCATAACGGTTAAAAATTCCACGCTCACCTGAGTGACTCTCATAAATGTTGCTCCATTCACGCATAAACTGGCCTACGTCAGGCTTGACATCGTACACTGCTGAGTTATTAGCCAAGGCTCGTTGACCGTTACCGTCCCACCATGCTCCTGCTTTGGCCTTAGCCATACGATCATCACCAAGGTCAGACAAGCTAATCATAGCGGAACGACGAACACCTCCAACCACAACGACTTCCCCGATCTTACACAGGATGTCATGCGCTTCGATTGAAAAGAGCTTACGTCCTTGAGCACCTTTGAATTTACCCACAACGTATTTGAAGAGTTCGACCAAAGGCTCAGGGCCACTCGCACGACCCCCAAACGTCTTAAGTCGTGTCCCCGCAGCCCGAACAGCCGAAACGTCCCACTTAGGTACTTCACCTGCCCATAGCAAGGCCAACACTTGTCGTAGCGCCTTAGCCCATCCCTCTTTGGAGTCTTTAACGTGAACCACAGTATTAGACTCATACAGCTTTTCAGGGATCTCAGGTAAACGGTTGACATACTTCTGCTCCACAGAGAAACCTACACCTGTACCGCACAGGAGAATGTACATAGCCTCATCGAAGGCCTTAGGGTCATCAATGGGTAGGTATGAACAGTTGTAACCTGCTACGTTCTGACGCTCTAGAGCCTCACCTGAGGTCATGATTGAGCGCATTGAGGGCATCACATCCAAGTTCAACACAGCAGTCTCAAGACGGCTACGCATCTCAGGTGTCATAGTGTAGTTATGCTTGTCACTTAGGTGACTTTCCATGAAGTCGAAGTAACGAGCTGTTGTCTCATTCCAGTGTTCACGACGACCTTTAGCGTCTAGGTATCGGCTGTATCGGCTCTTCGCAATGTAAGTTTGGTACGGGGTCATTGTTGTTGTCATTGTTGTTTGTTTGTTTCGTATTTAGAGAGTAGATAAAGAATGGAATTAATTGCTTGCATCAACTGAAGCTGATCATGCAAAGTCATACCAGTCAAGGGAGGGACAGGATTAGGCCATTTAGCCCTCACATTGTCCCAAAAAGGTGTTACAGCATCTTTCATGTTGTGTGTTTTCTTAAGTGGGCAGGTATTTTAGTAAGATTCAATCATCTTGTCAAGATACCAACGAGCTTTTTTGAGGTCTTCTACACCATTCTTGTCCATGAAGCGCATTAAGTACTGCATAAGTTGTACATAATCTGATTCAAACAAAGGATTGTCTTTATCTTCAAACATAGAGCCTGAGTGTATGTACAGCTTTTGTACTAACTTAGCAATGACATCGCGTACTTCAATACCTTCCCCGCCTGTAGGCAGTTCATCCCAAGCAAACAACATGTAATGCTTTGGTTTACTTATTACATCGTAGTTGGCTGAGGGGATAGTGTCAGGTAACACAGGAGCACCCATGTTAAACCCTGCCATGTACTCCTCAATCTCCTTGTTTGTTGGCTGAATCTGCCGCATATTTACGCTCCAAGTATTCGATTGATAAAAACATCTCGTCAAAGTGTCCGTCTTCTACCTCATTCATAACCAGTAAGCCTCGCCAGTGACGGTTACTTAGCTGATCCATATAGTCTTCATCGTGAAGATAATAGCTACCAGCGACAATAGCACAGATAGGTTTGCCATCAGCACGTTTACCGTATGCGATCTGTTTCCCTTGTTGATGACCAGCAATACAAGACATGTGCAACTTGCTAATGATAGCAGCAGGGGAAGCGGCAGGACGTCCCATAGCTCCGACAGGCCAGTAGTGATTAAAGCCAACACCATTGATAAATACAGGGTGTAAGAACTCATGTACTTCCCAGTCTTTTAAGTTAAGGTCATCATAAGTTAACAGTCCTTCAAGCATGGGATTGTTGTTCACAGCCCTTGTGAGGCGGTGCTCATGATTACCCTTCAAGAACACCATACGAGGCTTGTACAGCTTCTGTTTGTTCTCTTTCTGAGCCTTCTGGAGGTTATGTAGAGGGTTCAGTAGGGTGAGCATCCCTGTGTTCCCTGCTGCAACGTCAGCTAAGTAGCGCTTACCTTCAAAGTACTTGCTACCTGCTTTGTCATGGCTTGAGAGGCTAGGAAAGTCCCAGTGATCTCCCAAGTGAACCACCACATCAGGACGGTACTCACAAATTGCTTTCCCTGCCCATGTAAGATGCTCTTGTGGGGCATCTGGTTTGCACTGAGTATCAGGCACGACTAGGATACGCATTACAGCGGCTTCCAATCAAATGCCTTTTCTGTCTTGTAGATCTCAGGGTAAGCCAGCAAGAGCTTCTGAAGAATCTCATCATTCAAGCAGCGACCAAAGCCAGCCATAGGTTCCTTGGTGTACTGACAGATCTCATTCATCGGAAAGGCAACTGAGTAGTAGACCTGCTCCTTGATGTTGTATCCGTAGTGCTCTTCCATTGAGTCTAGAATAGTATCGAGGACCTCCATCCAAGTGCTGTCATTAGGCTCAAGCAGCAGTGTGTGCTTCAATGAAGTAGTTTCACCGAACTCATTAACCCACGGCTGAGTAACCATCTCAAAAGCCCAGTAGTCCTGATCTTCCAACAGCAGCTCTTTATTGTCAACAAACTCAATAGGCTCTTTCCACAAAGAAGTAAACTTGTCTCGAACAGCTTGCATTGCAACTTTTACATTATCAAACATTGTTAATCCTTTTACAGTTGTTGGTTGATTGATCTTATGGAAATACTCAACTAGCGGTTGGTGATTGCTCATCTGTGTACTCCATGTCGTCTTGATATTTCTTAGACTCTTCAATACCTCGTTCCAAGGCAGTGATGATGCCTAATCGTAGAAGGGAATCACGCTCATCGTCACTCAGGTCGAATGTGTAAGTAGCGCTACCATCTTCATGTTCCTTGCGTAAGTTTATTTCCATCTGATACCTTCTTTCGTCTTTCAATGATCCAATCATGGGGGATCGTTTTGTCTGCGTACATGAATCCGTTCTTAACACACCACTGAGCATAAGTTGTGTATGAACCCTTGTTTAGCTTTTGATTGCTATTAGAGAATACGAACCTTATGTCCAAGTGTGGTTGTTGCCTTTTAATCAGCATGTGTTTCTTACGGTCTGCTATGAGGAAACGTCCCTTAGTCTCCACGATGATGCCATTATCTAGCACAAAGTCAGGTGTGTACTGATGTTCACTCGCTGGCTTGATGTACCTGATCTTAGTCTCTTCGTAGGTGAAAGGAACCCCTGCCTCAGTGAGAGCCTTAGCGACATCTTCCTCCAAGCCGCTACGCCATCCATGCTTCAGAGCGTTAGCTCGTTTGTTGCTTGTTACTTTTCTCGTTACCATTCAATTTAGTCCGTTCATACTGGTGCAACAAAGAGCCGAAAGCATCTACGAAGATCTCATCATGGTTAGTCTGCCCCATAGAGAACATGACAGCATGGACTAACTCGTGAAAGAAAGTCTGCTCAGTGAATGTCTTGTTCATCCCTGTTCGTAGATAGATGATCTGAGTAGTACAGTCACACTTACCATACTCGCTCAAGTCATCTACCCACTTGACGATCCACTGACATCCAACGAGGTAGAAGGAGCTTGGAATGTTTGGTTTGGTACTCGTCTTAACCACAGCAAGTGTCCGTTTTCTGTAACACGCTCTTCGGTAAGACCAGCTTCAAGATATGATTTAACAACTGCTGCATACATTTCCCCTTCAGTTTTACAATCAATTAGAATCTTCTCTGCCTTCTTAGGCCCGATACCTTTCAAGCCAATGATGTTGTCAGTACGATCCCCTGTGAGCATCTGTGTGTAGAAGTTACGAAGCCCTTGCTCCTCAGTAACGTAGTACTCTTCATGCTTCACGAAGTTGTAATGCCAACCTGCAACTTGATCTAGGTCTTTATCAATGGAGACAATCCATCCACCTGTCTTAGTAGCCTCGATAGCCACTGCATCGTCTGCTTCCTGTCCTTCAACCAGTTCTGCACCAAGGCGCTGGAGATGGGTACGGATAGCATCGTAATGAATTGGCCTCTTAGCGTCCTTCCTGTTCCCTTTGTAAGGCTCTGTGACTGCTATGGCATCTCGATAGTTACCTCGTCCAGTGATGTACGCTTTGTAGTCATCACATTGGAGATTCTGGTAAACGATCTCATTGACCAAGGCAGTCACACGGCCTAAACAGACAGCTTCATCAACGTCATCACTAGCGAAACCTACTCGGTAACAGATAATGTCGGCGTCGATGATAGCCAATCTAGGACGTTCCTCTTTAGAGTGCGTCATCGTCCGCAGTAGTTGCTTCTTCAGACACATCCGTTGGTACGTAAGTCTTCACTTCAGTGACCATGATTGTTTTGAGCGATGGCGCATTACCATGCTTAGAAGACATGCGGTGAGTGTATGAACCCACAATAGCTACACACTTAGAGCCATTACCCAAGGCCTCGATAGGCACTTCTTTGAGTGTATCGTCTGTGGGCTTGAACAAGTACTTGCTCTTAGCGACAATGAAGTTACCCATAGCATCCTTGTGCTTGACTTTGATGCCCAAGCCTGTGAGCTTAGCTGCATCGTCATCGCTGATATTACCGATGGTGCATTCGTAGCGATCATTGTCTGTGTTAAATGCTTTGTTGAATTCAGCCATCCACTTTGACCAAAACAATTCACCTGAGATCTTCACTGGTTTCAAATCTGACATATCTAGTTTCCTATTACTTAGTTAGGCCGTAGCCTGAGGGGTTTCCACTTGCGTGGTGGGCTGTTGAGCAACTGCTTGCTCGTCAATCTTCTTCAAGAGCACGAAAGCGCCTGTCTTAGTTGGCAGCTCTCCAAGTACTTGAAGAATGAATTGTACTTCATTTGGTTCGAGGTTTAAGTTCATAGTAAGTTTCCTTTCAGTTTAAAAAGTGCATTCACATGGTTTATCTACGTTCTCATCTTCGTAGGTTTCAATGATACGCCGTACACGGGCAAAGAAAGTCCTAGCATCCTCGTGCTCACTTGCTTCAATACCAGCAGCTTTCATTTTAGCAAATTGTACCTCAAGTTCCTCAAGATAGTCGTTACGCATGATTGAATAGCCAATCTTTTCCTCAGCTGATTTAGCCTTCTCCCAAATATCAGGACGGGTACAATAGACAATATACCAATGCTGTTTACCTGCTTTCAAACAACCTGTACAGTTCGCATGTTTGAAGCTAGTGTAAGCCAATGGACGTTCAATGCCTACTTCCTTGGTCGTGGTGTACTTCAGTTCAGGCCAAAGAGCTAGAGGGTAGTCCGACTTGTAACCCTGTCCCGCCAAGATAGAAGCTCTACGTTGGACACGATGCATCTCGTCCTTGTCAAAGCCGTAGTAGATCACACAGTTCTTATCTGCAAAGTTAGCCTTGAGATAATCATTGAATGGTTTGGTCTTCAGCAACGATGTACAGATCGCCATACCTGTAGCCCCTTTAAAGGACTTGGTGTTAACGCTCACATCAAACTGATCCATTGTGTCCCACTTAGGATGATTAGCGTAGGTGATAGGTATTCCCAAGTAGTCAGCTACCTCGTTCTTAAAGCGCTTAATGTCCTGATGCTCAACAAACGAGCTTAGGTCATGGTTCAACAAGATTACATTGTCTTTACCGTAACGCTCAACTACGTTAAGAGCAACCACAGCACTACTATGGCCTCCTGAATAGCAGACAATATGAGTAACTGGTTTAAACATTTCAATTTGTGTCATGTTGCTCTAACTTTCTAAAAAAGGATCTTACAGCGTAAGACTTGACAAAAGCTACAACTGTGTTCACAGCTACCAATGCAGCATTAGCATTGAAGGTAGCTTCGATGCCCAACAGAGGGAAAACCAAAAGGTTTGACAAGAAGATAAGAACTGTACCTGCTACAACCTGTGTCGCAGCTTCGATAACATTAGTGCGTTTCACGCCAGTTCCTTCCCACTTTGTATTCCCCATCGAGAGGACAGCGTAGCTTAAAGGCTACACCAGCATCTCTGATGGATTGTACACAAGCTTTACCAACTTCATCAGCAATGTCGGGTGAGCATTCTAATTGTATCTCATCATGGACATTGGCAACGAGCTTTACATCCCAAGCGTTAGCCTTGATTCTATCATTAAAGATCACAAGAGCTTTCTTCATGACAATCGCGCCAGCGCCCTGTAGTAAGCTATTGAGTGCCGCATGTTCACTACGAACCCATATCTTACGACCATCAAGCCCGGGTACATAGCCCTCGGACGCATATGTGGATACCTTATCACGTAGACGCTGGAGCGAGGGAGTCCCTTTAAGAAAGGAATCAATGAGTGCTTTTCCAGCGGTACTACTACCACCGACAATCGAGCCAATCTTCGCTGGCCCTGCACCGTACAAGAACGCATAGATGAACGTCTTCGCTTGGTCGCGTGTTTGTAAGCCAGCTGCTTTTTGATTAACCGTGTGGACATCCGTCCCATCTTTAGACGATCCCTCGGTGACTGTCTTGACATACTTCTCATCCTTCATGTAATGAGCCAACATACGTAGCTCTAGACCACTTGCATCACATCCTACTAGGACGTTACCTTCCTCAACAGTCCAGCACTGACGACATTCAGGGCCGTAAGGTGAACCAGAGTTAGGGATCTGTGCCATGTTGGGCTTCATGTGAGTCATACGGCCTGTTACAGCCCCGTTGGTGATGACTCTCCCGTGTACCCTACCATCGTTGCCTACGACCTCTAACCACGATTCAATCTGAGCTATGCGCTTACCTAGCATCATGTACTCAGCTACGAACTGAGCTAGAGGGTACTTCAATCCCATCAAGGTACTCTCATCGACAATAGCCTGTCCGTCAGGATGACTGCTAGTAGGCTCAGTGAACTTCTTAGGCTTCCATCCTAGGCCGATGAGCTTCTCAGCTATCTGTTGTCTAGAGGCAGGATTGAACACAACAAGCTCAGGCTTCAGTACCTTCCCTGTCTTCTCAGAGATACGCTCTACCTCGTATGGAGGATACTCTTCCTGCATCCTGTCATTGATAACGCTCATCTTACCCTTCAGCTCAGCCAGTAGACAAGTAGCGTGAATGGTGTCTAATTTGAATCCATTCTTCTCTTGCTTATTGATGATAGCTGCTACTTGGTGTTCGAGTTCAATGCTCTCCTGAGAGAAACACTTATCCACAACAACAGCTTCCAAGTGAGTAAATAGAGTCCGTAGAACGCTAACATCACGTACGCAATAATGCTCAAGAAGAACATCAACGGGCGCATCAAAACACTCACCAGAATATGCCTCTTCACGATTCACCATCCACTGCCACGTTGCCTTGTAGTCCAGCTTCTTCACACCTAGGGACTTTCCCCATGCGTCTAGGCTGTGGCCTCCGTCCCTCGTTGGCTCTAGCAGCCTTGACACTATCAACGTATCGTACGCTTGTTTCAATCCAATCTTCGTCTTCCATAGCTTGTTCAGAATTGGGAAATCGAATCCGATCCCGTTTTGGGCTGCGATCAACGTAGCGTCCTTTAAGTAGTCCCAAAGGCCTGTTGGAGCTTTCCATACTTTCACTTCCCCTGTGTCAATGTCTTGAGTAACACACAGATGTATCACATCGTGCGCCATATTTGTTTCAATGTCGAGAGCAATACGTTTCATTTGAGATTCAAGAACAGCCCGATCTGGGCAAATGAGTAACCTATCCACATGATACCAGCACCCATGTCACCCTTGAGCCACTGTAGCGTACCTACAACAGCGTAGCCGATGCCAATAGTCCCTACGATAATCATTTCAATCATAAAGCCTCCAAGGTAACTTCAACCATCCTGCCTGTCTGCATATCATACATCAAATTACAAGCAGGGCCACTTAAACCGTTGTACCTGTTCTTTGCGACAGCAACTTTAGTGAGGTTACGAATACTCGGATCAGGACTCATGGCGTTACGCTCCAAGGTAATCACTGCATCGGACAGTTGAGCGATAGCACCTGAGCCTCGCAGTTGAGACAGAGATACAGATTCACCATCCTCATGTCCTTTGTTTGATGTGCTAGGACGTTTCAAGTGTGACACACAGATCAAGGTAATACCTGTCTCTTGTACGAGTGTGCGTAGACGGGTCATCAAGACGTCAATAGACTTGCGCTCATCATTCCCATCCATACCAGAGACAACGAGGCTAATATGGTCAAGGAAAATAACACGGCAGTCACAAGCTCGTGCCATGTACCTGATTCTATTAAGGACGTTATCAATAGCCAAAGAACCAAAGTGATCAAAGAGAAAAACACGGTTAGTACCCAGAGTTGCATCGAAGGCCTCCTTCAATTCACGTTCTGTAACAGGGGTGTCTGGCAGATGAAGTTTTTTGTTTGCGTGTAAGGACATAATTGACCTTGCGGTTTTACGCACTGACTCCTCCAAGAACATTCCGCCAACATTCCACTTTGTAGTTTCGAGTATTCGATAGAGGATTTCACGGAGAAACTGGGACTTACCAAGACCACTTCCAGCCGTGACTGTGATGAGTTCCGCTGATCGCAAACCATACAAGAGATCGTTGAGTCCTTTGAAGGGGTAAAAGGCTTCTGCGACTGGTTCAGGTGTAGATACGCTGTCCCAAAGTGTTGAGGCTTGGACGATCCCATCGGGTACGTAACTCTCAGCTCTCCACCACTGGTTAACGTATTCAGCTCCTCGTCCGTTAATGAGGTAATCACAGGCATCTTTGCACTCCTTTAAATGTTTAACTATCTTAACCTTGTTTCCGAACAATTCAGCAACTTCCTTAGCTGCCTTCTGACCCACCTCATCACCATCAAAACAGATCACAATGGCCTCGAAGCTATCTAAGTACTCATACTGTGCCTTACAGTCTTTAAGAGCCGCTGAAGCCCCGTTACGGATGCTCACAGTAGGCCATTTGCTGCCTGTCATCTGATAGCTTGCAAGAGCATCTAGCTCACCTTCAACAATGGTGATGTACTTCCCGTTCTTTTGGAATAGATTCTGACCAAAGAGTGTAGCATTGGTGAAATTCCCTTCAATGGAAAATTGTTTGTTAGCTACAGATCGAACCTTTTGTGCTACTTTAAGTCCAGTTTCATCAAAGTAAGGGTAGTAGTGTTTATTGTCAGCTTGTGTAACACCGAAGTACTCACATGTCTCCCGTGAGATACCTCTGTCCACAATGGCCTTAGCTTCCCCTACTGTTTTCATCTGGAATACCTTTGTCTTTATTGGTGTAGGCTCATGTATAGAAAACGATGAATTGTATACATGTTCGCCGGATGTGTACGTTTGACAGCTATGACAGTACGTATGCCCATCGTCATAGAAGCTATTAGCGTCACTTGAGCCACAAACCTCACATGGGCCATGACGTAGGAATTTAGAGGCAACCTTGAGCGCATTAGATGTCATCATAGTCGTCATCCCTAGGTTCTACACCTGTCCCGTGACACCTGCGGCATGTTGCCCCATCGTAGTCACCTTCACCGCATCCATTGCACCATGTACAAGTGTCATCGTACTCATCTGGATCTAGTTCCTCGCAAGGGTCTTCGTAATCATCATCTTCAATCATGTTTAGCCTCCATCTCAGCCACCCTGTCAGACAGTACACGCACCATCTCAGTTAAGACAGTCACCTCAGCCTCAAGACGGGTATTTCTAGCTCTCATAAGAGCGTTCTCATGCTCTAATTCAGCTACCATAAAGTCAAGTTCACGTTCTTGTTCATTCATAATTTCTCTCTTTCTCCATGTCATTTACGTTCCTCTGTCACTTTACGTTCCTATGTCACTTTAGAGACACCTTTATCAATGTTAAGACAAAAACAATCAGACTTATTGCCATGATCTATTCCCCATCTGTTCCCTTAAATCCTCAATGACCTTAGTCCATCCGTACACTTCAATCAGAGACACAAAGTCATTGATTGTATTGACATAATGCATTTCTTCCATTACGACATCAAACTCCTGATTGTCTTCTTCTCTATCAATTAACAATGCTTTCATCTTTCCCATGATATCCCCCTTTGTCTTTTAAGACTACTTAGTATTCTTCTTAAGTAGTATATAAATAGTATATTAACATAGAAGTTCTTAAACTTCATAGTCATCTCTAGAGTCATTAGAGTCTACTACATAGCTATATAGTGCGTCTATGTCTTCTAGGGAAACTTCGTTGCCCGTGGTGTCCGTATCATCATCCATGTCTAAGTCTTGATCTGTCATCAGTTCTTTTCGATCAATGGTCGGGATGATTGTCTTCACATCTTCAAAACAAACTTTACATAAGTCTAAAAACTTAAATGTAATAGCGTGTTTGCGTGTTGCTTCGTAGTCCGTGAGCAAACGATCACAATTCAAGCAGTGCATTTTAAGAGTCTTTCATGGTTCACCCTAGTCAGGGTATCAGTTGTTGAAAATAATGCCTTTAAAGCCCCATTAAAGGGCTCTCAGGTACATTCTTGAGTTGTTCCTCTGCCCACTTCTTCTCTTGTTCAGGTGTCCAAGGTGTCAGAGGGTCATCTTTAGATGGAAAGGGCCACGTAGTGTTTATTCGCATGGTTCAATCTTTGTTTGTAGTTTAGTAATCTCTGCACATCTTTTAGCGTATTCCATAGCTTTTTCTAGAGGCCATGCTTTAACACCTGCGACGATAAGAGGCGATGATTTTCCGTTATGAACAAAGAACACGCTAAATTTAACTTTTACCATAGGTCGTGCTCCAATACTAAGTCGACTAAGTAGCCAATGATAATGATTGTCATTTAAGTGTGCTCCACATAGAAGGGAATTTATCCAATGGATTAGGCCCAAGAGAATACTGTTGTTTTTTCACAACAGTCACCATAGAATCCTTGAATTCCTGATATGCGTCCGGATCCTCCCAATATGAGAGCATTTTAGCCTTTGACCATGCATCATAGTGTTCACTAATCCACATTGCAAATTCACAATCAAGATTTCCCTTGTCAAATTGATCTTCAAATTCTGCTTCTGTCATTTTGTCATCCTTCTTGTTGATCATTAGCCAATAAAAATCTAAGATCATCTATTTTGTCCGATAGATCATCCCATTGTCGGTAAAATTCAATATCATCAACATCAGCAAGTTCATTGATGAATTTTGAGTACTTTGTAACTACTACATTAATTTGACTAGTCAATGCCCTAAGTTCATCGCGTGTTGATGCTAGTTCATCAGCCAATGGGTTACCCTCGCGCCATAATCGACGTTCAAGGGCCGTAAAATCGTTATTGTTTAACATGTTTTTCTCCGATATGGATAATCTGAAAATGATCACGCATGAATTGTTGATTCTCTTCGACAATCCTTTCATGAAGCTTACGCCCCATGCGAATCAGATCCTCCGCTTCATCATAGGTTAAACCCTTATGCTCCGCGAATGTAGTGATCGTCAAATAATTATTCACATAATCCAAAAATGATTCTTGGATTGTCTCTTTAAGTGTCATTTTACGTTTACGCATTGCATACCCCTTGAAAAGTACTGTTTAAACTGATTTTAAGGGCGTTTTTAGCCACTTTTTTGATCTTTAGGTGTGCATGGTAGTCCCGTACACTTTGACGCCACTTAACAGACAATCCTACGGGATTAGGTGAAAGTTCGTCCAATAGGTTAACGATACGCAATGGTGCATCATAGTAATATGGCCCCATATCTTCGCTCAATTCCTTGTATCCGAATTCACCCCTACGCAGTGTCCATAAAACAATCATCCCGTAAACCCGTTTTATCCCCTCAGGGTTTGTTGATTGAATGACGCCATACCATACGCGTCCGCGCGTTGATTGATCTAGCACTTTGAATTCACTAGGGTATTTTTCACTAGGCACTTGCGTGAATTCACGCGTGATAATCTCACTAGGTTTGCCACTAGCGTTAAAAAATGTCCATCCCATATTATTCCCCTTATTTTACTGAGACAATCAATCCATCACGCATTATCACATTAGCAAAGAACTCGCGCCCTTTGTGGGTGATATGCGGACGATTCGCGCCCGTAAGAGTACCATTGTCCCGATACTCTGGCCCGAACATGGACGTTTCAATGTAGCGCAATGGTTTACCTACATTTTCTTTCAATGCTTTTTTAGATTCGTAATTAAAAACTAACATATCGATCCTTGATAAGTGACGGGCAAAATAACCCCTATAAGGCACTGTAAACAATGCCCTATAAGAGAATTCTACAGTTTACCGATAGAATGCATTCCTAGGACTATATTCGAATGTGATTAAACCATAATCTAGATTAGCCCTTAAACCCTTGATTGTAGAATCACGATCTACCATTGAATGCACAATGATAATCTCCGTACGTTGATTTTTGACGTTATAAGCTTGAATTCTGTACATGTTAAACCCCTTGATTAGTTAACGACAAACCCAGTATTATCGCGCTTAGCCGCGCCCTTAGCATACAAACCCACAATCACCCCTTGATCGTCCAAGTGGCGGACGTCACTGTTATCGCCCGATACTACTTGAATTCCCTTAAACAATGTAGGAATGCTTGATTCTTTGCGGAAAACGACGGCCATACGCATACCCTTAGATTGTGCCTTGAAAACGTATGGTGCGAAGCTTGGGACGCCACTATAGGAAAATGTTAGATCATAGTTTGCGGGTAGATCTTTGCGGTTCGCGTCCTTTGTGTAGTCATAAAATTGTACGTTCGTGAATGCTTCAAAAATGTTAGCGTATGTGACGCCGTCAATTGTGACGGGTATATTTTCCCATTTAATATCGGACGTACCATTCAATCGGACTAATGGATCAAGCTTTTTAGCGTAAGCTTTTTTGATCAAGCTTTGAACATTCTTAACTAATTGATCCATGAATGCGTCACGATCTTCAAAGAAATACAGTGTCTTATCTATGCGTGATTGTTGCACATTGTTGAATGCGCCGCGTCCGGCACTGTACAGACAAGCCACTGCACATTGTGCCTTATGTGCCATTGAACATGTATTGTACTTAGTAGTTTGCGCCGGTGCTAAGTACAGAATGCCAGTAAGATACCCAATTTTCTCCCCCTTGATTGTCTTGCTATCGGCACTGATAGACAATAGATTTTTTGAGCGCTTGAATTTAGATTGTGTCATGATGTATCGATCCTTGATAAGTTGTTGAGACAATGATTAGTTTACAGTGTTAACCACACTACTAGTATAGCGATAAACCCTAGTACTGGTAGAATGACGCGATCAATAAATTCGTGCATGATAGATTCCTTGATTAGTTGTTGACGTTATTGTATTGCACGTATTGTGCCAGCTTAGATTATGTAATACTTTATTGTGCATAATGTACACTGTAGCCCTAGAATGTAACACTATAATGTACACTGTTGTTTATATACTACACTATTGATGCACTGATATGATGCATAGATGCACCGATATGAATACATTGTGGATAACTTGTTACTCTTTTGGTGCAGATTTGCTTACACTAAACTGACTGTTGTTTTCTTACCACACTTCAGTAACTAGGTGTTTACCCTAAGTAGTACATAATAGGTGCTACATTGCCCTACACACGTGTTACTTTGTCTCTTTTATACAACACTATGGAGCTACTGTGGTGTAAATACAACACTTGTTAGTTAGTTAGTGCTTACTTTATAGGGGGGGAGGGGTAGCTCTATAGTTTTACTTTTGCAGTACCCTCTAAAGTACACAAAAAAGAGGAATAAAGAAAAAAGACATCATGACTAAAAAGTCTAATGAAATCAAAGAAGTTAACTAATTAATTGGGGACAGGTTAGATCATTGGAGAAAAGGAGACTACAAAGTGTACACAGGAGCGCTGGCATAGCCCACTTGAGTCTATGATGTGGACACAAGGCCCTATGAAGATAGTAGACAGATAAGGGTAAATAAATGAAAATAAGTATTGACTTTTAAGAAGAAATCTGATAAAGTTCGTATACCTAATGTAACTAGGCAGACTTAGGTGGGGAACTCAGATGAAACAGAGTACTTTGAAGACGGACACAAGAGGGAATAAGGGTGAATTAAGGGTTCATCTAGATTCCCCCTTTAAAGAGGCCTTACGGCCTAGTCTTTAAAGTACGTAACTTAACTTTTAAAAATGAATACACACTGGTTAAACGTACCGCAAGAAGAAGCAGACAAAGCTAAAGCATTGAGATGTAAATGGGATGCAGATAAAAGACGTTGGTGGAAGCCTACTAATGTCTCTATTAGAGCAGTACCTAAACATTGGTTACCACCAGAAGCTTTAGTGGCTAACGCTACTAAAAGACAGAGAGGTCTTAAAGCAGCTGCAAGGGTTAACTCTAAGGGTTTGATAGATATGGAGTCAAGGATTGCATACCCCTCCATTACATGTGCTCAAGAGGAGTTAAACCTTACTTATAAACAAGTTAAAGATTTAATTGCTTCTGGGCGTTTCATAAAGATACCTACATAATAAAGTATCAACATCTCCAAATAAGGGTAAAGATGGAACAGCAGCAACAAGAAGTAGTAAAACGTAAGGCAGGTAGGCCCAAGAAGGGTGAGATCGTAGCCAAGAAGAGGGGCAGCAGAGAGCTAAGGGGTAGACCTAAGGGTGATGCAGCTATCCTTAACGAGTACAAGGCTCGTATGCTAGCTTCCCCTAAGTCAGCTAAGGTCTTAGAGAAAGTATTCGAGATAGCTCTCAATGATGATCATGCTGGTCAGATGGCTGCTATGAAGTTAGTCCTTGACCGTATAGTTCCTGCTTCAGCGTTTGATACGGCTAAAGGTAACAATGGTGGTAACGCTCCGCAGATCAGTATTAATATTACTGGGCTTACTTCTCCTTCTGTGCAGACCGAGGAAGTAGTTTACGATATAACTGACGTAGAGGTCAAAGAAGATGACGAGTCTTAACTTTGAACTCCTGAAGTGGCAGCAGTCAGTATTCGCTGATAAGCATCGCTTTAAAGTAGTTGCAGCAGGGCGTCGCTGTGGTAAGTCTAGGCTCTCCGCAGTGACCCTGCTCATTGAAGCTCTGAACTGTCCTGAAGGCTCAGCTGTGATGTACATAGCACCCACCCTAGGACAAGCTAGAACTATTATGTGGGATCTCTTGCTAGACCTAGGTAGGCCAGTCATCAAGACCTCTCACGTAAATAACCTTGAGATCACTCTGATAAATGGCCGCAAAATACTTGTTCGAGGTGCTGATAATCCTGACTCTCTACGTGGTGTATCACTCACCTACGTAGTCTTAGATGAGTGTGCCTTTATTAAGGAAGACACGTGGCAGAAGATCATACGAGCTTCCTTGTCCGACAAGAAGGGTAGAGCACTGTTCATCTCGACACCAAGTGGACGTAACTGGTTCTACGATCTGTTCAACCTCGGTCAAGAAGAGACAGACGAAGAGTGGAAGTCATGGCACTTCACTACCCAAGATAACGAGACTATCGACCCTAAAGAGATTGAAGCTGCTAAGAGAACTCTAAGCTCCTTCGCCTTCAAGCAGGAATATTTGTCTAGCTTCGATACAGCTGGATCTGACTTATTTAAAGAAGAATGGTTAAAGTACAAAGATGAGCCTAACTATGGTGATTACGTCATTGCGATTGACTTGGCAGGGTTTGAGGACGTGGCTAAGAACGCGGGAGCCTCTAAGAAAAGGTTGGATGAATCAGCGATCACTGTCTGCAAGATACTAGACAACGGTGACTGGTGGGTCAAGAAGATCATCCACGGACGTTGGGACATCAGAGAGACTGCCTCTAAGATCCTACTAGCTGTCAAGGAGTATCAGCCTGTAGCTGTCGGTATCGAGCGAGGAGCCTTGAAGAATGCTGTGATGCACTACCTTCAGGACTTGATGAGAAAGAACAACGTCTACACCCACATCCATGACCTGACTCACGGTAACAAAAAGAAGACTGATCGTGTTGTATGGGCCTTACAAGGTAGGTTTGAGCACGGTAGAATCTCCTTGAACGTAGATGAGGATTGGAAACAGTTTGAGGATCAGTACATCATGTTCCCTGCCACAGGCGTACACGATGACTTGATTGACTCCCTTGCCTACGTTGACCAACTTGCTATGAGTAACTACCAGCAAGACTACGAAGATGATGATCACGAAGTTTTAGATGTTATATCAGGATACTAAACTATGACAATCAAACGAGGAAGTGAAGAGTTCGCAGGTTATAACAAGCCTAAGCGGACTCCCGGTCATGCAACTAAGAGCCACGCTGTCTTGGCTAAGGATGGTGATGAGGTCAAACTGATTCGTTTCGGTCAGCAAGGTGTCTCTGGTAGTCCTGATGGTTCAGCTCGTAACGATGCCTTCAAAGCTCGTCACGCCAAGAATATCGCTAAAGGCAAGATGTCAGCTGCTTACTGGGCTAATAAAGTTAAATGGTAGTAGAAATCACTTGACAAGTTAACACTTTTGTGATATATTCCGCACAATACAATTAGGATACCTAATGGCTGAAGAAAATATTAACGGTGAAGAATCTCAATTTGAAGAGCCGTCTGAGAGCGACAAAGAGCTAGTCTCTTGGGTGATGGATCACTGTGAGCGCTGGCGTGACTTCCGTGATAACAACTACATGGATAACTGGGAAGAGTACGAACGCATCTTCCGTGGTCAGTGGCAAGCCTCCGATTCCACCCGTGAGTCCGAGCGTAGCCGTATCATCTCCCCCGCTACTCAGCAAGCTGTAGAGACTTCTCACGCTGAGATCATGGAAGCCATCTTCGGTCAAGGTGAGTACTTTGACATTGAAGATGACGTCATGGACGTTAACGGCAACCCTATCGATGTGGGTATGCTCAAGTCCATGATGATGGAAGACTTCGCTAAGGACAAGATCCGTAAGAGCATTGACCAGATTGGCTTGATGGCTAAGATCTATGGTACAGGTATTGGTGAGTTGGTTGTCAAGACTGTCAAAGAGTACATCCCAACTACACAGCCTATTCCCGGCGTTACAGGCCAAGCAGCCATTGGTGTGACAGAGAAGGATCGTATCTCCGTTACTCTGAACCCAATCAACCCTAAGAACTTCTTGTTTGACCCTAACGGTACATCGGTGGATGACTGTATGGGTGTAGCGATTGAGAAGCCTGTCAGTATGCACAAGATTGTCGCAGGTATGGAGTCAGGCATCTATCGCAAGGTAGACATTGCTCCTTACATGGACGATGACACATTAGAGGCTACTCAGGAGCTGCGTCAGTACCAAGACGGTAAAGCTACCATGCTCACGTACTACGGTTTAGTGCCTCGTGAGTACTTAGAACAAAAAGAGAATGGCGGTAAAGAAATCGTTGATCTCTTCCCTGAAGACTCAGCTGCTGATGACTACTCTGACTTGGTAGAGGCTATCATCGTTATCGGTAACGGTAATCTCTTGCTCAAGGCTGAAGAGAATCCTTACATGATGAAGGATCGCCCAATCATGACGTATCAGGACGATACAGTCCCTAACCGCCTCTTGGGTCGTGGTGTGGTCGAGAAGGCCTACAACATGCAAAAGGCTATCGATGCTCAGTATCGTGCCTACCTTGACTCATTGGCATTGACTACATCGCCCATGATCGCTATGGACGCTACCCGTCTACCTCGTGGTGCTAAGTTCGAAGTTAAGCCCGGCAAGGCTCTCCTAACCAACGGTAATCCATCTGAGATCATGATGCCGTTCAAGTTCGGTACTACAGACGGCAATGCTCCAGCAGCTGCTCAGAACTTCGAGCGTATGCTCTTGCAAGCTACTGGCACTATGGACACCAACGGCATGATTAGCCAAGTCTCTCGTGATGCTTCCCAAGGCGGTATCTCGATGGCTGTAGCTTCTCTGATCAAGAAGAACAAGCGTACACTGACGAACTTCCAAGAGGATTTCCTGTCTCCTTTCATTAAGAAGGCAGCATTCCGTTTCATGCAGTTCGATCCTGAGCGTTACCCTTCAGCTGACTTGAACTTTGTACCTACAGCTACCTTGGGTATCATGGCTCGTGAGTACGAACAGTCGCAGTTCATTGCTCTCCTCCAGACCCTTGGCCCTAACACTCCAGTGCTCCCATTGATCTTGAAGGGTGTGATTGCTAACTCCTCTCTGAGCAACCGTGCTGAGATGATGGCTGCTCTAGATAAGATGGCTCAACCTGACCCACAAGCACAGGCAATGCAACAACAACAGCAGCAACTGGCTCTCCAAGCTGCTCAGGCTCAGATTGCAGTCAATACGACACAGGCTGAACGCAACAAAGCTGAGGCTATGAACACTATGGTTGAAGCTCAGTTGAAGCCTCAAGAGGTGCAAGCTAAGATTATTGCCTCATCTACAAATAATTTGCCCAATAATGACGATCAGGCTAGCAGAGAGTTTGACAGACGTGTTAAAATAGCGGACTTAATGCTTAAAGAAGCTGACATGAAGAACAAGTCTAAGATTGTTGAGCTTCAAATGAGTCAACATAAGCAAGATAGCATGATCAAAGAGGGTGACTTCTTGAAACAACTCACTGAAAGCTTGAGTAAATGATATTACAAGACATTGAAACCATGACTGACGCTGAGAAATTAGCGTTGGTTAAGGCTATTCAAGAGAATGTTGCATCCTCCAAGGCAAAACAAGTGTCTATGGAGACAGGCCAGTACGCAAAACTGGTCGTTGACGCCATCAAGAAGATCAAATCTGACCTTGAAGAGCGTTACGCGGAGATTAGCGCTGACATCGTATCAAAATCTGCTTTGATTAGAGATGGTAAAGACGGTATCAACGGCGCTAAGGGCGAAAAAGGTGATACAGGGCTACGTGGGCTTGATGGGGCTAACGGTAGAGACGGTGTAGACGGTAAAGATGGCGTTGACGGGGTAGATGGAACAGGTGTTACCGATGCTCATATCGACTTCGATGGCTCTTTGATCATTACGCTCTCCAACGGCAATGAAATCAACGCTGGTGAGGTAGTTCCCTTCGATATAGCTGAGAAGATCAAGGTTATCGGCAACGGTGGCGGTACTTCTCAGTACGTATTGGATACTCTTGCTAGCCTTCAGACACAGATTGACGGCGTATCTATCCCTTCTCAGACGGGTAACGCAGGTAAGTACTTAGGTACTACAGGTTCAGCACTTCAGTGGGAAAACTTCCCTGATCTAACCATTACAGACACCTTTGTAGTTAACACACAAGCTGCTATGCTTGCTCTGTCAGCTCAAAAGGGTGATGTAGCTGTCCGTACTGACCTAAATAAGACATTTATCCTGACAGCTTCTCCAGCTACTACCTTAGGTAACTGGCAAGAGCTACTGACCCCTACTGATTCAGTTACTTCGGTGGCTGGACGCACAGGTAACGTCACTTTGTCTAACACAGACATTAGCGGCTTGGGTACGATGTCTACTCAGAACGCTAACTCAGTGACTATCACTGGTGGCACAGCAACGCTCACAAGTCTTACAACAGCTACTGTTCAAGCTAGTAACTCAGGTGGTTTGTCGCTGAAGAACTCTGCTGGTACTACTCAGCTCAGCATGGGCGGTGGAGGTGGTGATAATCTCTCATTGAACGTATCAACTAACATTAACGGCACTAACGCACAGATTGATATTAGCCCTACTGGTACAGGCCACGTTCACATGAAGCCAACTGGTACGGGAGCTATTGAGATTGCTCCTACCAATGTAGGCACGATTGATAACATGACCATTGGCGCTACCACAGCTAAGGCCATTACAGGTACTACCATTACAGCGACTACTTACGCTGGTGGTAATGTAGCTAACTGGAATACTGCTTACGGTTGGGGTAATCACGCTAGCGCTGGCTACGTATCCTCTGGGGGCGCTCTAGGTACTCCTTCTAGCGGTAACTTAGCTAACTGTACTTTCCCTACTCTGAATCAGAACACTACAGGCACAGCAGCTTCAACACCTAAGTTACTATCCACTAACTTCACTATCGAGGAATCAGGTGGTAAGCTGTTGTTCAAGTACGGAGCTACAACGATTGCATCTATGTCCTCCACAGGTCTTATCACCTCCGCAGCTAACATTGTCTCTAACGGTACGCCGTAAATCTTTCTTAAGGTAATATAAAACATGGCACAAACTTCTCTTAATTCCACAGGCGTAGCTAGCTCAGGCTCACTTGTCCTTCAGACTAACGGCTCAACCACAGCAGCTACTTTTGACACAGCTCAGAACATGGGCTTGGGTGTTACTCCTAGTGCTTGGAGTGTTCTTGCAGGCTTGCAAGTTAAAAACGGTTCTTTATGGGGTGCTGGGGCTGACTCAGGGCTTTCAAATAATGGGTATTTTAATGGTTCTGGTTGGCGTTACATCACAACTTCTGGCGCTACGCTTTATCAGACATCTTCCAACGTACACACTTGGTATAGCGCAGCATCAGGCACAGCAGGTAACGCTATTAGCTTTGGCGATGCAAAAATGACGCTTGATGCGTCAGGCAACCTAGGCTTGGGTGTTACTCCTAGTGCTTGGGGTAGTGGCCAAATTGCAATGGATATTGGCCTTGGTTCATCCATTTGGAATCCAGGGACAGCTACTCAAACCCAAATCTTAAACAACTCATATTTCAACAATACCAATTTCCTTTTCAAAGGTACAGGTTCCGCTAGTCGTTATCGTATGACAGGCGCACAGCATGAATGGTATTCATCAACAGCATCAGGCACAGCAGGTGGAACTATCACCTTCACCCAAGCAATGACGCTTACGGCGGCTGGTGAATTGCTAGTTGGCACTACAACGGCTACTGGAGTATTGACTTTAAAAGGTACTTCACAGGCTGTCCATCAATATACTGGCTCTGCAAATGGTTTTTCTTTTGGTCAATATAACAGTAGTGGTGACGCATCTATAAACAACGGCGCTAATGCTCCATTGCTTTTTGCCACTAACAACACAGAACGCGCCCGTATTACGTCAGACGGCGACTTGCTGGTGGGAACAACCACGATAAACCCCGGAATGGGTAGTACAACCACAGGCATAAACATAAGAGGTTCCGGTAGCAATTATATTGTTGTCTCAAGGTCTGGTAATACTCCTTTTTATATAAACAGAAGCACAAATGATGGGACATTGGTTGATTTAAATCAGGATGGAACAACAGAAGGAACTATTTCTGTATCTGGCACTACTGTTTCTTACAACGGCGGTCACTTGGCACGTTATGCTCAGACAATAGGCGCTAAAGATGAAACGATTGTCAAAGGTACTGTTTTGACCAATTTAAATGAGATGAACATCTACACAGATGCTAAAGGCAATGCTGTTGCTAATGAACAACTCAACAAGGTCAAAGTCTCTGACGTTGAAGGCGATGTCAATGTTGCTGGTGTATTCGTTAACTGGTCACACGATGAACAGCACAACGTAGATGAAATCAACATGGCAATGACAGGCGACATGATTATCCGTATCGCTCAAGGCACAACGGTTCAACGTGGCGACTTGCTTATGTCCGCTGGCAATGGTACTGCAAAGGCTCAAGGTGATGACATTGTTCGTGCCAAGACAATCGCCAAAGTAACTTCAACTCATGTCACTTGCACATACGCAGACGGTTCTTACTGTGTGCCTTGTGTTTTGATGGCTTGCTAATCTCTAAACTAAGGAACTATCATGACTACTTGGACAATCAATCAACTTGACCGCAACACCTCTAACGGTTTCGTCACTACTGTGCATTACAACGTCACCAAAGTAGATGGTGAATTTACTGCATCCATCTACGGCACTATCGGCTACGAAGCTGGTACACCTACAACACCCTTTGCATCTCTGACTGAAACACAAGTGATTGCATGGGTAAAAGACAAGCTAGGCGAAGCAACTGTAGAGGCTGCATTGGCTGCACAGATTGAAGCTCAGCGTAACCCTGTTAAAGCCTCTGGTTTGCCTTGGTAACTAAAATAGTTACATAAAGGGCTTGACAAAGTAGTTAAAATAGTATACATTACATTCTTATTAACTATTAGGTTCTCCGTATGGATAAAGAACTGCAAGACTTATCAAAATTCTACGATGATGCCTTCGACATGATGTCCACTCAAGGGTGGAAAGATCTCATGGAAGACATCCTCAAAGTAAAGGATAGCTACGACAAACTATCTTCTGTCACGGAAACACACCCTATTGACTTTCGTCGTGGACAGATGGATATTTTGAACTGGTTATATGGACTGAAGGAGTCCTATGGTCGTACTTACAAAGACCTTCAAGAGACTGGAGAGGTTTAAATGCCTCGTCGTATTTTTGAATTTGTTTGTAAAGACAACCATCGCACTGAAGCTTTTGTAGACACAGAATGTCACGCAACTCCTTGTAAGGAATGTGGCTCTGAGGCAACAAGAGTGGTTAGCGCACCTACCATGAAGTTAGAAGGCTGGACAGGCTCTTTTCCAACAGCTTATGACGCATGGGAACGCAAGCGATCTGAAAAGCTCGCCCAAGAGAAGAAAGCTAACGCAAGTTAGTGTAAAGCGAATTCATAAGTCCTATGTGACCGAATTCTTATTTTAAATATAGTGTCCTAGAACCACATTTTATACGTGGCAGGAAAAAGGAATTAGTATGTTAGTAGATGATAATGAAGATAGTACTTTAGGTGAACTCGACGTAGTTGAACAAATCACCGCAGCGCCCAAGATTGAAGAAGATCACGCTAGTGCAGACACAATCCCTGAGAAATACAAAGGGAAGTCCTCACAAGAGATTATTCGGATGCACCAAGAGGCTGAGAAGCTCATTGGTAAACAGGCACAAGAAGTTGGCGAGGTTCGTAAACTTGCTGATGAATTGCTGAAACAAAGTCTATCAAACAGTAAACCTGCTCCTACTGAAGTAGAGCCTGAAATTGACTTCTTTGAAGATCCACAGAAGGCAATTCGTAATTCTATTGACAAGCATCCAGATGTTCTCGCTGCACGACACAGTGCTCAAGAATTTAAGAAGATGCAGATTCAACAAAAGCTAAACCAGAATCATCCTGACTTTCAGAATGTTGTTCAAGATCCTGAGTTTGCGGAGTGGGTAAAACAATCACCCGTCCGTCTCGGTTTGTACGCTAAAGCTGATGGTGAGTTTGACTACGATAGCGCTAACGAATTGTTATCTACCTTTAAGCAACTTAAACAAGTTAAGACGCAAGAGGTAGCCACCAAAGGTAAAGAGACACTGAAGCAGAACTTAAAAGCTGTTGCAGTCGATACCGGCGGTACTGGTGAATCATCGAAGAGAGTTTATCGAAGGGCCGACCTTATTCGGCTGCGAATAAATGATCCTGATCGCTACGAAGCTTTGGAGCCTGAAATCAGAGCTGCTTACGCTGATGGGCGAGTACGGTAAAAGTTTTTATTAATTAATTGTAATATCTAGGAGTATTTAAAATGGGTCTCGGAACTAATCACGTAACCACCAGTACAGCTAATACATTCATTCCAGAAATTTGGAGTGATGAAATTGTAGCTGCTTATAAGAAAAACTTGGTTGCTGCTAACCTCGTCAAGAAAATGAGCTTCAAAGGCAAGAAAGGTGACACAGTTCACATTCCTAGCCCAACACGTGGCTCTGCTTCTGTCAAGGCTGCATCTACTCAAGTGACTTTGATTGCCGCAACTGAAACCGAAGTGCAAGTTTTGATTAACAAGCATTACGAATACAGCCGCATGATCGAAGACATCGTCGAAGCTCAAGCTTTGTCTAGCCTCCGTTCATTCTACACAGATGACGCTGGTTACGCATTGGCTAAGCAAGTTGACCAAGACATCATCAACTTGGGTCGTTTGGCTCAAGGTGGCGCTGGTGCTCGTTACGCTGGTGCTTTCATCGGTTCTAACGGTACTACCGCTTATGACTACACCACTGACAACCAAGCTGCTTTGACTGACGCTGCAATT